CTATGAGCCGGATAAAATGCGAGCTTCAGGGTTTGACTATCATAGCGTTGGCAGATAGGAATATGTTTTCCCATCACAGTGTAGCGCGACAGTCATTTTGCGACAAATTGACAATCATTTTGCGACAGGAATTCAGGGTCAATTTACAGTCATTTTGCGGCAGGGTTTTATTGCCGATTTAACCGCCCTTCAATCCCCCGTCATATCGCCGTTAAATTGCCCTTGAATTAGTTGCTAATCAACACCTCTGTGGCGGGTTTGGGTTTACCTTTTTGTGCCGTGTAGCGGGTCTTGACGGCCTCGATGTTAAAGCCCTTAAATATCTCTCTGACCTCCGGCACATCGTTCAGGGACAGGATGAACCGCCCCTGTATCTCCCCCAGTAGCTTGGCCAGAGTGTCGAAGTCATCCCGATGGAATAAGTCCTTGCCGTAGTAGTGCTCACAGCGGTAGTAGGGCGGGTCGAGGTAGAACAGGGTCTCATCGCTGTCATAGCGGCGGATGAAGTCCTGGTAGGTCAGGCGGCTGTGCAAGTCCTCTAACATGGGCGCCAGTTTGGTGATGTCGAAGCGTGCCGGGTGGACTTTGTTGATAGCGAAGTTCATGCCGGAGGGTTTGCCGGAGAAGGCGGTGCGCTGTAAGTACAGAAACCGGGCCGCCCGTTCCAGGCGTCTTAGGAAGACCCCGTCAGTGTTTCTTGATACGCTCACCCTGCTGTGTCACAGCGGGGGAGTCTTCGGGTGGCTCACTGGTAGGTTCAGTGATTCGCTGGCCGGTGGGTGTGACTGCACCTTGCCGGTCGCTCCTCTTTATGTTGTCTATTTATTCATAGGGTTCTCCTCACTTCTTCGGTGTCTCGGCCTGTATGCGGGTACTGTAGCCGCTGTCGTTTAACTCATGGTCAACCTGGGTGGCGGTCCAGTCGCCATCGATGCCGTCTCGAAAGCCGGTCAGGGTGAGTTTGCTCTCGGCCGCCACCTGTGGGTTGCCGGGTTTGAGGGTCAGGCTCAAGGTGGCTGTGCCGCGGCTTAGGGCATCGAGTTTGCCTCTGGCGGCGGCCTTGGCCTGCTCGGCATCCGGGCAGGTGTGGCGCAGGGTGAAGACGGGTTTCCCCTCACCCACTTTGACCTCGATGCGCTCGCCCGTCTCGGTGTTGTGCCAGTTGGCCTTGACGGCCTGGTAGCGTCCCCGGTCGGCCAGGGTCACGCGATAGTCACTGACATCGCCCGGCGTCAGGGTGAGGGCAGGCAGGGTCTTGCCGGTGGCGCTCTTGGCCTCGCCCCTGGGTACGAATAAGAGATAGCCACCGGCGGGCTTGGCCACGGCGTCATGGTCCTTGGCCAGACGGGTTAAGAGGTGCAAGTCGGACTCCTCGGTCTGGTCGATGTGGGGGATGGGAATGGCGGCCAGGGTCTCCCCGATGCGGGGTTCAAGGTCATGCTCGGTGGCAATCGTCTGCACCAGTGCGCTTAAGGTCATCTCATCGAAGGCACGGGTCTTGTGCTCTTTGAGGGACTTTCGCATGTTGGCGGCCCTCGCGCGGATGGTGAGGGTCGCGGGTGGACTGTTAAGCTCCAGTTCATCGACCACATACACACCCATCTTGACCAGTGCCTGCTCATAGCCAAGAGAGACATCCAACTCTGCTCCCTTGCGGGGCAGTTCAATATGGCCGCCCCGGTCATCAAGGCGTAGCTCGGCGGTATCGCTCTTCTGTCCGGCCTTGTCGGAGACGGTCAGGGAGAGAAGCCTTCCGGCGATGGCGGCGGTGATGTCCGTATCAGAGGACAGAAGACGGAAGATGGGAGACGGACTGTGGGAATGCCGCTTCGCGGCATCTTTATTTTCTGTCTTCAGCTTTCTGACCTCAGTCATCTGTTAATCCCACAGCTTCACTGTGTGGCGGGTCCTGGCCGGTGCTGGCAAGGCGGGCAATTCAATCACGATGCCGGCGGGCAGGATGGCGCCGATGTTAGCCAGGCCGGGATTGGCGGTGAGCACGGCTTCAACCGCCCCGGCGGCTCGGCCATAGTGCTGCTGGCACAGGGCATCGAGCATATCGCCGTCACGGGTGCGGTAGTGCATTTCTCTCTTCACCGTAACGGGTCAGTTGCAGGCGGAAGGTCACTTTCCGGGGGGCGCCGTCTTCAAACAGGACGCTGCGGGTTTCCTCTATTTGTTTAATCACCCATTGTTGCCAGACTTGGCCGCGACCATCGGTGAGCATGAGCGGTTGCCCCTTGCCCGCCTCCTCGCGCATGGCGTCAAGTTGCTTAAGGCCGCCCTTAAAGTGGGGGTAAAGAGTGCCTTCCAGAGTAATATTCTCCTCCCCCGGACCGATGTACTGCTGTGCGGGTAAGCGAGCGAGTCGTGCCTGTGCCTGCCAGCGATAGGCGCTGCTGCGCTCAAGGGACTGATAAGCGGCGGTATCAATGGCGAAGGTGTAGCCGCCCAGTTTCATCAGGTAGCTAGAGGCCATCGCTTAGGGCCTCGCGCTGCTGTTGTCCTTTGAGGTGCTCCAGCTCGGCCATCACCCGCCGTGCCAGGGCTTCTGCATCCTCGCTGGGTTGTTGGTTAATAGTGAGCTGGTAGCTGTGGGTGCTGTGGGTGCTGTGGTCGGTATTGTGTACCGTGGCCGCTGCCGCCAGCGGTGCGGTGGCCAGGCTCGCCGCCAGGGCGAGTTCGGCGGCACTGGGTGTTGTGGTCGCCTCGGCGTCCTCATTCTCTGGCGGCGAGTCCGTATTCTCGGCTGGGGTTTGTCCTGTATCGGCTGTCTCATCCTTATCACCGAACCAGCCACTGACGGCTTTCCAGGTATTACCGATGAAGCTGATCACGGTCTTAAACTTACCCAATAGCCAGTCCAGTGCGGCCCTGGCCTGCTCGACGATGCCGCCCCAAAGGCTGGTAAAAAAGCCACCTATGGCGCCCCAGTTGCTGATAATCAGCCCCAGGGGACTGAAGGATAGCAGGGTCTTGATGCCCTGCCAGGCGACCGAGAAGATCATAATAGAGGCTTGTATACTCGCCCCGAGCGCCTTAAATGGAAGCAGAACGGCGCTGATGAGCAGTTTACCAATGGGGATGAGCACAGCGCCCAGTTTGGACAAGCCCCACAGGGCAGCACCAATCAGTTTGCCCATCACGGCAAAGAACTTGCCTATCACCTCTCCCACCAGACGACCGGAACTGGAGAAATCGCTCATACTTTCCTTCGCCTCGCTCGTGCCGGTCACCAGGCTGCCTAACCAGCCAAAGACCTGCCCGAATGCATCCAGTACCGGTGCGATACCGTCCATGAAACCATCCCACATACCGCCGAGGAAAGTCCTGATCGGCGTTATCTTCGTGGCCAGGGTATGCAAGGCAAAGCCAAGTGTAACCGCTGCGGCGACAATCAGTCCGACAGGGTTTGCGGCAAGTGCGGCGTTCAAGGCCCAGGTCCCGGCGGTTACCCCTATCATCGCGGCACCGACGGTGGCAAAGGCAACACCGATGGCACCGATGACATGGCCGATGATGGGAAAGCGCTCTATCGTAACAGACGCCCAGCCGGCTATGCCGGCAAAGAACGATGAGGCCACATTCAAGGCCGGCAAAAGCGTATTGGCAAAGACCACGCCCACCTGGGCGATGTTCTGTTTCAGTGTTGTCCATTGCCCGGAGGCACTTTCTAAAAAGCGTGCGTATTCCTCATCCACCAGGTTAGACTGACCGGCCCTGGCAACTTCCGCATGTGCCCGTTTCAATTCTTCAAGCTTGTCAATCAGGGGTACGATGGCGCGTTTGCCCTCGGTATCGAACACATCCTGCAAGAGCATGTCACGTTCATCGGTGTCCAAACCATCAAGCTGCTCTTTTAACTGCTCCAGGGTAGCGAGCATATCCAGCTCACCTTTCTCATCCCGCACCACCTCAAAGCCCAGTTCGTCCGCCGCCTTGTTCAGGTTTCTCAGCACCGCTTCAAAGGCGGTGCCGGCCTGGCTGCCCTTTAAGCTGGAATTATTCAGGTGACCAATCACCGAGGCGGTCTGTGTCAGGGGCAGCTTCAGGCTGGCGGCAGTAGAAGAGACATACTTCATGCCCTCGCCGAGTTGGCCGAAGTCCCGGATGGCGAACTTGAACTGCGTCTTGGCCAGCACATTGCCGATGGTTTGCATCTTCTCATCCACCGTCCCTTCAATGCTGCCGCCCATGTTGTCAAACACATCAGCGAATATCTCGCCCACCTGTGCGGGGGCGCCTTTAGTGACTTTAGCCAGCTTGTGTACCAGTTGGCCACCCGCCCGGGCGGCCTCCTCTGCAAGACCCGCCGAGTTCAGGGCGTATTCAATCTCCAGTATCTCTTCTTCTGAGGCCAGGCTCTCTCTGGCAAAGGCGCGGGCCTCGCTACGCGCCCTCTGGGCGGCGGCGGCCTTATCCCCATCCTTAGCATTGATGACGGTGCCAAGGTACAAGCCCTGCTCTTCTCTGGCCATCGCCGCCCCCAGTAATCGACCGGTGCCGTAGGCCGCCCCGGCCACCCCCAGCATCTTGCCGCGCAACTCCCGAAGACGGCTACCGGCCTGCTGTTTTTTTGCGAGCGCCGCCTGCCGGCGCTCGGTGGCCTTCAGGGTCTTGTTTAAGCGCTCATGCTCACGCACCACCTGGCCGATTTGTATCCCGTAGCCCTTGGCCTCGCGCCTGGCCTTTTTGTAGCGCCGTTCAACCTCCTCAATGCCTCGTTCAAGGCGCTGGCTGGAACCGCCTAAAGCCGCCTGCTTGGCCTTAAGCTCGCCCAGCAGCTTTTTGTACTTGATGACATTGCCAGTGGCTTTGAGCTTGTTGTTGGTCTCCTGCCAGGTAGCGCCTAAGCGCCTGGTGCGTTGCTCGGCACTCTCAAAGGCACGAAAATACCCCTTGCCGAGGGCGGCGCCGATGACTACACTGAAACCTAAGGTCTTATCCATGAGCGGTCCTGGCTATGCGTGAATTGAAATACCCCGAATTTTCCGAAGACAATCCTGTCAACCGCTATGACCCCACCGATGATCTGAATCGGCAAGCGGAGATAGTATGGTGGGTGATGTATGTAGGCTGGGCCGCCTGGACTGTTCTTTTCATGTGCGTGACGGCTGCGTCTTTCTGGACGGCGATAGTAGTCGGCTTCATATTTAACATGGTTTTTATGTTCGTTATGATTTTCCTGGTATGGTTGGTCTTTGGGTAAGGCTTAGGGTAGCTTTGACACAGGGCTGTGTTCGCTGAGCGCACTCAGCCAGGCGTGTAACTCATCCCCATCCATTGCCAGTAACTCGGCCAGCGCCCAGCCGGTATGCGAGGCCAGCACCAGCACCGCCCGTCTCGCATCCCCGGGGCTTAAGATAAAAAACCGGCATAGCACTCCTGCAAGGCTTGATAATCCGCCATATCCAGCTCCTCAATAACCGAAGGCGCCACCTCGCAGAGGTTGGCGAAGGTGCGGATTTCTTTCTCGGCGTCACTGCCGCTCTGTTTATCCGCGGCCAACATGTCCCGCACCTTGGGGCGGCGCAGGGTGAGTTCGTTCAGTGTCTCACCGTCCACCGTGATGGGGTGTTTCAGGGTAATGGTCTCGTTCACTTTGTTGTCTCCTTCTTGTTTGTTTTAGCGGGTTTAGTCTCGGCCTTCTCTGTTACTTTCTCAATCGCCCCGCCAGTCAACAGAAACACCGCCTGGCGGGGGTGGAGTTCAATCTGCTGGCCGGGTTCTACTGTGCCGATGCCATGCAGGTGAATGGGCTGTACTACCTTGTAGGTTTGTTTATTGTTCATGCCAGCCCCCTTACAGCCCCAGATGGGCGCGGGTTTGTTTAAGTTGGTCCTGCCCGTCAATGATGCGCAGCATGTTGGCCGGGTCTATCTCGTAGATCACCTGGCCGCTATGCTTCAGCTTGTAGTAGCTGAGCGCCATCATTACCTTCAAGGTGGCCTTATCGCCCGGCTTCCAGCTGCCCATTTCCATCTCCCGCACCATGCCGCGCAGGTTGATGATAAGGGCTCGCTCGGCGCCGTCCTCGGAAATGAGGCTGCCCTTAATCGTCAAGGGCTTGTGCTTGCCCGGGGCAAGGCCAAACAGGGACAGCACATCCTTGTCATAGCCGTTTAAGGTAAAGCTCGCTTCCAGCTTCTCCATACCCATCTCCACCTCAATGGGGGCGTCCATGCCACCGGCACGGAACTCCTCGGTCTTCATGGTGAGTTTGGGCAGTTCAATCTCCTCGACCTTGCCGGCATAGCCGCGGCCATCCACAAACAGGGTGAGGTTCTTTAAGACATCTTTAATCATGGTGCGTTACCTCCTGGGCGGCTTGTGTCTCTGGCAGTAGCTCTACCAGATACTTATTCGTGATACGGGCATGGAAACCTAATTGCTCCAGCGGCGGCACCGGGGTGTAGTCATAGTCCAGCCACAGCCTGCCCGCTTCCAGGGTGCTCTTCGTGTTTAACTCCGGGTCGAGATAGCACTCGGCATTGACAATGTAGCCCTGGGCTTTGAGCTCCCGGAACTTCGCGTTGACGCCCTCTACAAGGTCATCTATCAGGGTCTTTGACATCGGCTTGTCCACCGCCCACAGATGGGCGTCCGCGATGGTATCCGCCAGTACATCGCCGGTGCGTACCGCACTCTCAAAGGCGAATTTGGGATCACTTGAGCAGGTGCGCGAACCCCAGAGGCGATGGCCTTGCTCGTTGATCAGGGTGGTCACCTCGTTGGCGTTCAGGTGCCCGGCTTTGGTGGCGGGGTTTTGCAAGTCCCAGTCCACATCGGCAGTGATGCCGGAGACGCCACTTAGAGGGATATTGCTTAAGGTCTTGTGCCAGCCGATGTCGTTGTCCAGCCTGGCGCGTAAGCCCAGTGCTCTTGCTGACGCCGGTTGATTGACATAGCCGCTACTTGACACATCAAAGACCTTGACGCCCGGCCATAAGAGCATCAGACGCTTGTTACCGAACAGGTTGCGATGGGTGACGGCGGCCTCGGCGGTTGCCGCCTGCACATCAGCATAGGCAAAGCCCTTGAGCTTATCGGCAATGGAGGCCAGCTCCGTGGCGACGGCCTGGATGTGGGAGAAACCAGGGCATCCCAGGATGCGGGGCTTGACCCCCAGCCTGTTCTTGGCGGCCAGCAGCGCTTGCAGGCCGGTGAACTGCCCGGCGGCGGTCACGGTGCCGATGATGTTGCTCTGCTGCGCGGCCGCATCCTCATCCTCTGCGACCCGCACCACGACAATCAGCGGGGCGATTTGGTCAAAGATGGCGTCCAGAACTAAGGGCAAGGTGCCCGCCCCGTTGCCCTCAGTATCCAGCTTGGCGGCCTTGCTGCGACTGCCGGTAATCAGCACCGGCTCGTTCAGCGGGAAGGTGGCGGCATCGGCATCGGGGGCAGTGCCGACCACGCCGATGATGCCGGTGGCAATAGTGCGAATGGGACGGGCGCCATCATCTTTTTCAATGACGCGCACCCCGTGATGGTAATCGTTGGGCATGGCTTATCCTCCTGTTGGGGTTTCGGGTGTGGTATCACCCCAGGTGATGCGCTCCACCTGGGTTTCGGTGGTGGCCGCCAACACGGCGGCACGTTGGGTTCGTAATCTGGCAATCAGGACTTGCTTCCTGGCCGCGCCATCAATGAGTACCTGTTTAAGTTGTTCCGGGGTATGCAGGCGTTGCTGTTTACTATCGGTATTGTCCTCACCGTCATCACAGGTGAATAGCTGTGCCACCCCGGTGGCCACGGCGCCAATTAAGTTCTCGCGGTTGTGTTGCTCGCTGTCGTAGCGATGGGTTTGCCCTAAGGAATCGGACGTGAAGCCTGCGTTAAGCGCCGCGTTAAAGGCGGTGGTGAGTTCGCTTATTTTGATGGCCTTTCTCTCATCCAGGGTGGGCGTCACCGGCGCGGCCACGGGCTGTCCTTGTTTGGCGTCAAAGACAATCTGCTGACCTGCCGCCTCGGCGGCGAGCAGCTGGGCGTGTTGCTCGGCGGTGATCTGAACCACATCCTCAGGGAGGCTCTCTGGCGGGTGTGTCTCGGCCGCATAAAAGCCACCGGTCGCCTGGCTGTAGTACAGCGTGTTTGTCTGTGTGTTCTCCGGTATCTCCATCCGGCTCATATCCCCTGTCTCGTCCATGCTCACCTCCCCAGTGCCATCCAGTAGAGGGTGCCGATGCGGGTATGATCATCCCCGGTATCGCTGGCGTAGATGGCGCCGGCACCCGTGCGGCTTAAGGCGGTGGCATGAAAGGTGGTGCCATACCGGCGCCGGGTTGCCGCGCCATGCGCATAGTGGGTGGTGAAACTGTACACGGCCTCCGGGAAGGCGCGCGGAAAGGTGATGTTGCCCACATAGGTCCACTCGTCAATATGCCGGTTGACGGCAAGACGGCCCCACTGGAAGATCAGGCCATTCGGCAGCCGCTGATGGCCACTCGCCGAAAGGCTCGCCGGGAACTGCGCCGCCAGCTCATCGATACGGGACTCCACCGGCTCCTCCAGCTCGCTAAAGGGGATACGCTGCACATACCAGCGGGTGTTATCGTGTTCCCAGAGCATGGCTCTTGCGGTGGCGCTGTCCTCATCGGGCAGACGGATAAGCCCTATCGGCCAGTTGGCCGAGATACGATAATCCAGCCCCCCGCCGCGCAGATAAATGCCGCTGTGGGTGTAGCAGGTACCCTCAGCGCCGTACAGGGCCGCCCCATTGGGGTTTATCTTCTCTCGCCTCGCATAACCGGCGTGCCGCAGGTGCGAGGCGGTCTTGTTGTAGCGCGAGAAGTATTTCAGTACCTTGAGATACTCGGCATCGCCATCCCATTTGTGACCATGCCCCTCGATGTCCAGCAGCAGTGAGGCCACATGGGCGGGCGATAGGACATCAGCGCGGTTGATGCCGCTCAACACGCCCGGGTTCCAGGCGAAATGGCGGCAGATCTCCAGCCTGCCCACCCCGAAGTCGCTACGGGGAAACTGCCAGAACACGGGGTAGAGGTAATCGGTGGAGCCGCCGATGGTGATGGTCTGCACATGGCGCCGCTCGGTGATGCGATTAAGGGCGGTGAGTCCGTCTTTCAGTGCTTTGGAGGTGGCAAGCCGGGTGGCACTGTTTGAGTCATGGCTGTTGGAGGCGCCGTAGTTGGGCACATTACCCAGGCCCACATCGGCCTTGCTGTGGCGGTGTGATGTATCGGCCTTGTTATTGACGTCCCTTTGCAGTTGCTGTAAGTCTGCGCCCGGGTCGGCGGCATGGATCAGGTTTTCAATTTCGGCCCGGGGCAGGTAATCGCCGTGGGCGCTGGCGTCACTGGCATGCTCTCTGAGCGCCTGGCTTTTCGCCTGAAGCGCTTCAATAAGACCGGCTACATCGTCAATGCCCAGTGCCCGCATCTCGGCCAGCAGCTGCTCAATCTGCTGCTTTAACCAGGCGGTGCGGTTGGCCAGTTGTTTGGCCTGGGTATTGCTGACGCCCTCCGGGCCGCCGACCACCGGATCGGTGGTCTCTAACTGGTAGATACCATTTTCATAGTTTTGTGTTTCGTTCAGGTTTGCCATTTAGGCCACTCCGTGGGTGTATTGGTTGTCGTAGGTAATGGTGCTGTCATAGAGATTCAGCGCTTGTGTGTAATGCAGACCGGCCAGGTGACACCGGGCCGGGGCGGTGTGTTCTAAAAGACGCCGCACCTGTGCCGCCTGGGCAATCGTGATGGGGCGGGAGAGATACACCCGGTACATCGCCCAATGGGTCTCGTCCTGGCCGTAGAAGTGGCTGCCGCTGTAATTAACCGCGCCGTCATAACGCTCCGCGTCCAGCCCTTCCAGGATGACCGCATCGCCATAACCGGCGGCGGCCAGCACCCTGCGGATACTGCCCAGCGTGCCTTTGGTTTTGTGGATGGCCACACTCATCGCAATGCTCCGGCGCTGCTGCTCATCCGACCAGTCGCCATCCCACTCATCCACGCTTAGTGTCCAGGCCAACCAGGGCAACAAGGCAGCGGGGCAGGTGTGGGGCTGCCATAGCTTTGCAACCGGCACCGGTACCTCGGCCAGGCGCGCGGTGCTTGCCTCCATCGCCCGCTCCTGGGATGTGGCATTGGGCGGTAAGAGGGAGGGCGTATTCATGCGCTTCCCTCCGCCGTGACCGTCACGGCGCTGCAATGCGCCGCCTGATGAGATGCACATTCAATATCTGCCTGCGGGCTTGTTAAGGTAACCTTTTGCACACCCGGCTGATGCAGGGCGGCGTAGATGCCGGATAAGGTAATATCGCGCCCCAGCGTGTGATGCGCGGCCACATAGCCTTGCACGGCCTGCTCTGCCGCCTCGCGTACCACTTCCCCATCGGGGCCGCTATCTATTATCAACCTGGCGTATATCCGGTAGGGAATAATCTCTGCGGCGCGTACTGCCACCCGATCAGTCAGGGGGCGCACGTCCTCGTGGTTCAGGGCCGCCGTCACCGTATCCAGCAGAGTGCTGGATGGCGTGCCATCGCCCTCGGCAGACAGCACTGCCACCTGTACCTGCCCCGGGGCAGGTGAGGTCACAGCAATATCCTTGACTGCCGGGGAAGCCGATAAACCCCAGAACACATAACTGCCTATGGGGCCGGCGGTGCTATGCCCTTCAAGGGAGAGCTGCACCCGGCGGCGCAGGCGATCATCCGCTTCATGGGTAGGCGGCACTGGCGGGCGGGCCTCACTGTCCCCCGCATCCACCACTTGCCGGGCAACACCAAACAGGGCGGCCAGGTTGTCAAGGTCTGCCCCCGTGGCATGGGCTAAGAGTACGCCCCTGGCCGCATCATTGACCCGCTGGCGAATGAGCAGTTCACGATAGGCACAGACCTCCAGCAACTTCGTGAGCGGCTCGGACTCCAATGCCAGGGCGGCTTCAAGACTGGCGTCACGGCGAATTAAATCGGCTTTCATCGCTGCCAGAATGGCTTCGTAGCCCAGTGGCTCCACCACCTGCGGCGGCGGTAGTTGCGACAGGTCAATGGCGCTAAAAGCGGTCATATCAAAATACCCTCAAGCGTGACCTCCCGGCCCTCCGGCAGGTACTCTCCGGTTAGAGTAAGCTGGGTCTTGCCCCAGTCGGTGACACCGTTGCCGGTGACCTTTGTCAGCCGCAACCGCGGCTCCCATCTCGCCAGCGCCTCGGCGGTGGCGGCGTAGAGGTCAATCAAGGTGGCGCCGCTGGCCGGGGCATCAATGAGTTCAAACAAGCGTGACCCATACTCGCGGCGCATCACCCGGCTGCCGATGGGCGTGGTCAGAATGTCGGTGATGGACTGCCTAAGATGGGCAGGTCCATCCAGGCGCCGACCTGTTTGCGCGTGCATACCGCTCATTGTGGCTCCCCGGTATTGGCCGGCCCCGGCTTGATACCGCTGTGCGTATGATGCTGCGCCGAGATGCCATCGGAGGTGATGTCCCCGCCGGTTTGCGTCACGGGCCCGGTGATGTGATGAGTGGCGGCGTTAAGCGTCAACGTGCCGGTGACATCCATGCTCAGATTGCCTTTGCAGGTGAGGGCCATGTCACCGCTGGCCACGTTGTGCTGTAGCCGGGCGCCGTTGATAAATTCGATGAGGTCGATATCCGGATCGGCGGATGGGGCCGGCAGTGTCTCGGTGTATAACATGCCGACAATCAGGCCTTGCGCAAGGTCGCCGGAAGGGCTCGCCAGGATGACCTGTTGACCGGCCCTGAGTGGTCGCCAGCGGCGGTAATTGCGCCCCATCTCCGCCGGCCAGGGCAGCCAGGCCGTCAAGGTCTTGCTGCGTACCCGAAGGCGCCTGGCCGCATGATCAACTTCCTCAATCACGCCTAAGCAAATGATGTCCGAGATCAGCCGGTCGTGCTCGGTCTGGGTAAAGCTGCTATCCATCCGTCACACCTGCTAAGGGCTCATAATCATCTTCATGGCCGATTCCCACCTCTGGGACAAGTCCGAGACTGACCGCATCGGGAAAGCTAACGAACCCGGCCAGTCCGTCTTCTGTCGTTTGTCCTCCGTCCTCTGACAGACACATCGGCAGCTCAAAGCTCAAGGCCCAGAGTGAGAAACCTTGTGACTGTAGCCCGGCACTGAATAAGTTCTGTACCCGCTGAAAGGTCATCATGCCGTGGCCTGGCACGACAAACTGGTGAAAATGTGGTGCTAACAGGGAGACCATTTCGTAGGCGCCGATGGTACGAGTATCGCCACGCCTTTGCGCCGCATGACCACTGGCGTGATTGGTTAAAAGATACAGCCCCCAGGTGCTGAGTAGCCGCACAAAACCATCGCTCGGCTCGGCGCGCCCGCCCAGGAAGGCCCAGTACGCGCCCGGGCAACGGGTCAGCAGTGTTTTGAGCAGCGCAAGGTTTAATTCGCCCGGCAGGGTATCCACCTGTCGGCACCTGCGCTGCCCGTCCTCGGCTCTGGCCTCCTCGGCAACTGCTCCCGGCGTTGCTCTACCTCCCACATCCTTGTGGTCGTCGGCAACTGCCGTTGCTCTACCTCCCACATCCTTGTGGTCGTCGGCAACTGCTCCCGGCGTTGCTCTACCTCCCACATCCTTGTGGTCGACCGTCAAGGCGGCCCGGGTCTCGGCAATCAGTCTGTCTTCAACGTCGGCCAGGGTCATGCTCTTGCCGCCTGCTCAAGCTGTCTTTGTATGGCGTTAAAGACAATGACGTCAATCTCCTGCTCGTCATCCTCATTGATGCCTAACACCGGCCTGGCCGGTAAGGTGACCGCATGATTATGTACAGGATGTGCGGTATGCCGCGAGCGCAGGGATGCGCGGGAGCGGCGACGTCCGGTCTCACCACCGAAATGGTGGATGGCAGCGTAGATTAAATCGCTGCCCACCTCCACACCACTGCCATCGGCAAAGACCTGATAGGTATAGCTGTCACGTAGCTGGCCCTTGTCGATTAGCGTCTTGCCGCCGTCGGCCTGGGCACGCCGGGATGGCTCCAATGCCTTGCCCCTGACGTCCGTCTGGCTCTCCAGGCGGGACACAACGCGGCTCACCAGATACTCGCCCATCTCACCCATCATCGCCCGGCGGTTAAAGTCCTTGAGGCTCGCCAGCATCTGATGCAAGTGCCCGTCATCCAGCGTGAGAGTCAGCTCTACGCCAGCCATCTTAATAGCTCGCAAAGTCGAAATTGCTTGAGCTACCCTGTGCCGTGCGAAACGTACCGGGCGGGGTGGCGACACCGCTATCGGCTTCACCCAGACTGGCCTGATTCATCTGCACACGCTTAAGCCAGGCAATGGCCCGATCATAGCGCTCCCGACTCTCCTCTATTGCCAACTCATCCTGTAACAGGTACACCACAATGTCACCGGCAATGCGCGGCAAGGGACTGCCGTCAATCATGGCCTGACTGAGCGGCAGGGTATAGCGCGGGGCAAGATAGGAGTTGATCAGCTTATCGGCATCGGCGATGGCCTCGACCAGCACCGCCTCATCAATCTGTCCATCATTGTCCTGGTCGGTCAGCCCTACCAGCTTGTCCTCACCATAGCGCTTGATCAGATGCGCCTCGGTTACATAGGGCATGGCCTTAGTCAGTGCTCATCGCCGCCCAGGCGGTGTTGCGCTCCTTCGCACTGATGTCATAACCCAGACGTTGTTCTAATACTTTGACCTCCGGCATCCCGTCCTTGCGCCAGAAGCTGTCATTCGCCTTATCCGGGTCATCACGCAGCATGGCGTGTATTGCATCCGTGATGGCCTGCTGAAGGGCATCAGCCTCCTCTGGTCGGGTGGGGAGTGCTGCCTGCTCCTCATCAGCCGGCACAACGGCGCCGCAGGCCAGTAAGGCATGGGTATCCCTATCGTCCGGGTCAAGTTCGATAGTCTTGCCAACGGCAATATCCACACCCTTAATCGGGGTCTTGATGATGTAGTCTTGATTACTCATAAACCTTTTATCCTCATTGTCATTGGCCGGAAAACAGAAAATAAAAGGATGCCGCAAAGCGGCATACCCTATAGTCTGTCTTCCGTCCTCATGTCCTCCGTCATCTGATCACGCCACCGCGTTCTGGATCAGATACCCGGCCTCGGGCATCAGCAGTTGCGTGTCGGTGTCCGAGTCCACCGGATACACCCAGCTACGGTTCTTCTTGCGGTAGTACGGCGTCTCCACCGTGGGCGTACCCCGCAGCCGGAAGGTGTAACCGAAGGAGGGCTCATCTTGCACCGGACTCATCGGTACATGGCCAAGCACCACATGCTTGCCCCAGATACGCTGGCGTACCCCATCGACTTTCTTTAATGACCTGCCCACCACCACCTTGCTGATACCCCATAGCGAGGCCAACAACTCCTCAGTCACAATGCTGCGCTCGGTGTGTTTGATCTTGTCAGCTATCGCTTTGTTGGTACGCAAGGCGTTCATCACTTCCACACCCAGATGCACCACAATATGACCACCGCCTGAGTCCAGCTCAATGACATTGATGGCGGTGATGATGTCCTCGGTGGGGTCAACATTGTCCGCATCCCACTTATTGGCACCCGCCAGGGCGACCTTGTGACTGTCCGGGTAGTTATTGGCGTCCTGGGCAATCGTGGCCTGGGCAATCTCAATGTTACGCTGCACCGGCTTCAATGCCCGATT